TCTTCGTTAAGTCCAATTGCTTCTCTCCCATAATAAAACGTGCTATTCTTATAGCCAATCTTATTTTCTTTTACAGCTTTAAGTATAAACACTCTTAAATCTTTTTCTGGGTCAAAATGCATCTCCATGAAATCATCAGGACGTGTTTGTGCTATTTCTATAATTTTAGCTCTTAAAACATCTAAATCAGAATTTAAATTCATTCCTTTTAAAGTTGCAAAATGTTTTACATCTTTATCAGACATTTTAGCAGCTTCTATAATAGCTCTTGCTGAATCTAAAGTAGCTTTTGTTTCCTGTTTTTGTTTTGCGTGTAAATCTGTTCTTTTCCACTCTCCTGTACGCACTTCAGGACTATTTTTAAGAAACGCATCAATTAACATATGCCCTTCGTTGTTTTTATCTAAAATAACTGAAGGGTTTCTAAATGTTAATTCATCTACATTTCCATTAATATCTGTGTAATTAATTATTCTACCTGTTCTGTCTCTATAAGAACTAAATTTGTAATAATTAAAGTTTCTAGATTTGTAGTACTGATACTGTACTATGTTCATTGCTTTGTCCATTTTGCTTTTTTTTAAATAAGCACACCCCCGAAGAGGTGTGCTATAATTATTGATTATTATAGTGCTAAACCAATTGGTTTAATAATACCACAAGAAAGTGGGTTTCTTACAATAATACCAGATTGAGTTAACCAGTGACATTCAAACTTGTCATCAGCAGTTGCTGCTAACATTGATTTTGAATCATAAGGGTTAATCATACCAGGAACATATTTCTTAACGTAGTTTCTGTTAGTACCTTCAGCACCTTTAGCGATAAGCTCAATATTAGCAACTCCATTTTGAGAGCTCATATCTAAGAATACCATAAGACCTGATAATGTTTGACCTTTAAATCCGTTACCGTCAATGTTGTCATAAGTACTTCCATTAGGAGCAGTATAACCAGGAGCAGTAGCAATATTCGGGTCATCAAATACTGGGCAGTGAACTAAAGTTAATTTGTTTCCTAGAGCTTGATAAGAACTGAAGTTTGCGCCAACAGGTACATCTTGTCCAAATTTATCTATTAAAACAGTAGCTCCAGCGTTACCTGTCACACCTGAAGAAGGAACTAATAAATCTTTCATTGCTTTATGGAAAGCAATTTTACCTTGCGTTCCAGTAAATACAACGTATTCGTTACCTGTTGCACTGATAGCATTTAAAGATAATTGCCCTAAAAAGTCTAACATAGTCTCTTCACTTAAAGTTGCGCCAGTTGCGCCAGATGCACCATAAGTGTAAGTATTAGAACCTTTAATTTGCTCGATAATACCATCACCAATAACTGGTATACCCGTAAGTGGGGTTGCGTTAGAACCAGGTGCAGTTGCGTCATATTGTGCAATAGAAGATTTTCCAAACCATCGCATAACCTCAAGGTCATACATAAATTGAGCTTCTGTTTGTTGCTCTTTAGTAAAGAACCATAGTCTGTGACCATTGTGCTCCACCCATGTAATATCTGTTAAGTCACGAGCATCAATAACTAATTTCTTACGAGAAATAGTTACCCAGTTTTTACGTGTTTCTGGATAAGCGTAACCTTGACTTACTTCATCACCAGAAGAACCTTCACCATAAGCGTTACCTATAATAGCAACAATATCGCCTGCTGAAAACTCTTCATCACCCGCGGTGCCATCAGCTACGGAAATTACTTTTTGTAAAGCTTTTGTAGCAACTACCGCATATGCTGTAGTACCGTCACCAGGAGTAACACTTGTTACTAAGAACTGGTACGAACCGATTCGAAGGATGTCGTTTTTGTGAATCATACATCTGAAAGTTCCTGGGCTTGAAGACAATTGCACGTCATCTTTTACATTAAAAGATATTGCAGCACCAGCAGCTACATCAGCATCCAAATCTTTAGCTGTATGTATTTGTTGTTGACTTCTGTAACGACCCATAGACTTCCATTCGAAAGAATTGTCTCCTAGTACTTTTTCACCAGCACCAAAATTTAATTTTTCAAGAAGGTAAGTTGTAGTGTATCGAGGATATAGCTCGATTACTTTTTTTGCAATCTCTGGGTACTTTAATAAGTTTGCTACCAGGGAGTTGTCTGCCGTGTTGTATTTGGCATCATATTTAGCTTGATATACTCTCATTATTTCTGAGTTTTTTTAAATTAAAAATTATTTTTATTAAACATTATATAGATTTACGACATAAATTTATTAGGGTCAAAGCTTTTCGAAGGAGCTTCAAAACTATTGGAAGAGCGATTACCTCTACTAGGAGATGTAATACCATCAAGTACTTTAGATTTTCCTTGTTCAACGCCTTGCGTTTTAATCATTTTGAAAATCTTTTCTTTGTTTTGCCATAAGAAGGCGGCCTCCGCAACATTGGCATGAGACTCAAATACATCTTGAGCAAATTTCCCTTTTGTTATATAACCATATAATTGTTTCTTATCTTTCTGAGATACTTTACCACCAAAGAAGTTGTCTTTGTTTTTAATAAAGTTTTGCAAATCTTTTCTCGATTTGGTAGCATTCTCAGCTTTACTTTTTTCTGCTTGTGCTTGTTCTTGTCTAATTCTATCTTTCTCACTGTGAATATGTTTAGTAAGTTGTTGTCTTACTAATGTTGCTTCACGTTTTAAAAGACCAGACGAATCAAGCCTATCTATTGTATCCTCTATATCGTCATCAGAATATTTAGCTGCACGCATATCTGCCATAACTAAATCTCTATCAGACATATCTAAAAAAGAACTTAAATTTTTAATAGCGTCGTTATCCTCAACTGCAGGCTTCATAGCCTCTTTCACTTGTTGAATAAACTCTTCTTTAGAAGACGCATTTATTCCTGTTTCTTTTCCAATAGACTCCCAGTCAAGCTCTTGTGTAGTTGTTTCTACCGCAGCTTCTGGTTCTTCTACCTTTTCTTCTTCATCCCAATCAACTTCTTCTGCAGCTTCTTCAGCTTTTACTTCTTCAGGTTCTTCTGCTTTTTCTATATTTACAGCATCCCAAGAAAAATCATCGCTATCTACATTTTCTGTAGGCTCATTTTGTATTGGCTCAGATTCTTTTTCCGAGTTATCAACACTTTGATTTACCACTTCTGGGGTTTCAGAATCACCTAAAAAAGATGTCGGGTCAAACGAAACTTCTGATGTAGCTTCATTTGTTTCTTCTAAAACTTCTTCTACTAATTTGCTTTCTTCTGCCATTTTGCTTTTTTATTAACTTTTTACAAATATATTACTTTTTATTGTCTTTTTTTCTAGCTTCACTTTCTTTTTGGTGTTGCATCTCTTTATCTTTCTGCTGTGAACTCATATCTGCTTTTACTTTCTCTACAACTATCTTGTTTTTCTCTCTTGTATCGTCTACATCTCTCATAGCATCTGATGCAACTTCTTGCGCAGTGATTCTAGCTTTAGCATTTATTTGAGCAACTTGTATACGGCCATCAATTTCCATTTGTGCTAATTTGATTTGACCTTGTATTTTAGCCTCATCTGCCTGAGCTTGAGCTTGTTGTTGCTGTTGTTGAGCTTGTTGAGCTTGTTGTTGTTGACCTTGCATAGCTTCAATTCCTTGTTCAAGAACTGCTTGTGCTTCAGTCATAGTATCTGCTTTTAACACTTTTAGTGCATCTAATAATGTAATAGTACCTGATTGTAATGCAGCTTGCGACATTTGCTGTACTTGTGTTTTTAAAGCGTCATCTTTACCAGAGTCACCCATAAAAATACCATAGTCATTTAGTGCAATATCAGGTAAAATGTTTAACATCTTATAACCTGCATCTCCGAAAATATAAGCAGCTTTTTTCCCACCAGCCCATGCTATTTTCATTAAATTAGCTAGTTTCTCCATAACTTGTTTTTTAACTAAATTATGCGAGTAAAACCAAGCACCAGTGGCTACAGAAGATTGTACTACACTTCTTTGCACGTTACCAACATATTCGTATTGCGCAACTGAACCTTCTCTTTGTGGTGAAACTCCTGAAATTTGTCCAGCAGTTTGTTCAAGCATCATTTTAAGATTAATCAATTGCTGCACAGAATTAGATAAGGTAAAATCAACTTGTTGAAATTGATTAAATGATGCAGTATCCCCACCTTCATCTCTGGTGTTGATTGGTATGATACCATCATTTTTAAGATGATACATAACTTCTTGCATGTCCATACCTACATTACTTGGCATTTGTGAAACGTCGTATACAACGGCTTTACCACCTGCTCTAGCCATAGTAAGTTCAATATGATACATTACTATATTATATAGCATTTGAATGTGGCTAAGCACGTCCATAAGGCTTGTAGACTTACCTGTAGTATGATTAAATACACACCCTACATATGAAAGCGATGTACTACCAGCATCATCAACAGACCTAACTTGATTAGGGCGTCTGCGACAGTTAACCACAACTTTACCACCAATCTTTGTACCTTCCCATATATCATCAACATGTTTGTACTCAATGTTGTCGCCTTTTCTTGCTTTGTATGTTTCACTTATTACTTTTTGAAATGGTTGTTCTGGATTGTATTTATTTTCAGATACTTTAACTCGTATAGTTTTTATAGATTTCCATTCAGCAGATATAACTCTTACCTTCAGTGTTTTAAATCTATCTATTTCAATCCATTTAAAATCAGAATTAAATCTGTCTATATTTTCGTTTGTAGCAACTCTCATTTCTTCAAGCTGTCTTACATCATCGTCATCTAGTTCATCTCTAAATTCGTCTATAATTTCGTTTACAGACATCCATCTTTCTTCTCCTGCCCATTGAGCGTCATCTAAAAAGTCTGAATCTATTGATTTATCAAATACAAATGTTCTTGGGTCTACACGTCTAAAATACGGGTCGCCATTCTTTACATATATTTTATAAAACTCTTTACCTGTAACGAGTAAATCTCTCATACCTTCATGAAAGACTTTTTTCATTTTATATTTTTCAGCTAAATAGTCTATACCATCTCTAATAGATTCTTCAATAACTTCCTTATATTCAAACCGCATAAAGTGGTCTATGTCGTCTGGTATAGGAAAGTCTTTGTTGTCCATTTCTACTTCCATACCATAGACCTTCTCTACCTCAGCATTTATTTCTTTTAACAAATCATTTGCTATTAAAGAAATCTTAAATTGTTCTTTACGTAATGCGGCATCCATGTTCACTGCAAACACTGACTTGTCTATAGGTCTATTTAAATCTTCATTACATAGTAAATCAATTTTATTTTTAGATAATGGGTAATTAGATAAGGTTGCAGGAGACGGCATGTTATATTGTTCAGTAACATAGCTGTAGTCATCATGCTCTACATCTCCATTATAAAGTCTGTAGTTTTTGATGTCTTTGTCGTAGTCACTAATATAACCCTCTTGATTATTATAATCTAAAGCAGAAACAATAGCATCAAGGTTTTTTTCACACCACTCTTGTGTTTTTTCGTTTTCAGGCAAAAATTGTTTAGGAAATTGACTCATTTTTTAATTTTTATATGGAATTAGTCTACCGTTTTCTCTTCTGTAATAAACAAAACCTATTCCTTGTTCTTGTATTTTATCTTTTTTAACTTGTTTGTCGTAAAGGTCTATATCATGTATGAGACATAAACCAAATGCTATTACCCTATCCGTGTTTCTTAACCCATAGCTCCCCAATTCATCTAACAAATCTACAAACCATATATCTTCACAATTATCTTCTATGTAGCTTTCTAAAAACTGTTCCATTACAGCTTTAGTATGTTTGTTCATTTGTAATCCGTATCTGTTTCTATTTACAGTTTTTGGAGAATGTGCTGTTGCTGGCCTTTCTTTTAAATACTGCTTACCTCCTGCTCTTTGGAAATGCCCAATAATACCAATACGTGTAAACTCAATTAACATTTTGGCATTGTAATATACGGCTAATTTTAGACATCCATCCCAGAACTCTTCTGCTGTGTCAGGACGCTCTGTATATTCAGCAATAGGGTAATTACCTGCAATTTCTGTGCTGTAAAACCTTCTGAATATAACAGCACTACCTAAAGAACTTGTAGATGCTTCGTCTTGGTCATAAGAATCTATCCCACCTATATCAAGACCTTTAAGTTCAGTACGTGGGTGTGCTAGTATTTTATATGGGCCTGTTCTATCTAGTACAAACTTAACTTCCATACCGTCACCTTCCCATTCTAATCTACCGTGTTGTATTTGACCTCTTAATGATTCGTTAGTAAGTATTTCACTTCTTTGGGCGTTTATCTTTGCTATATTGAATCTTGAGTTTTTTGTTTGTAAAAAAGCTTCCTCTACAGTCAAAGGGTAATTTTGTAATTCTAGATTGTAACCCTTTTGATTTCCTGCTTGATGTAGTTTTTCTCTTCTTTCTTTAAGAGCTTTAGTAGCTCCATCGTTGTCAGAAACTCCAGATTTTAAATCAAAAAATCCATGATAACACATAGAAGCAGGTATAAACATAGGAATTAAATTAAACGCATCTGCGTTGTAATACATTTCCATAAAGTCTTTAGATGCTGCCTCTATATCACCACCAGTACCTCCAATAACAGGAACACCATATTGCACATCACCATCCATAAAACATGCTTTAGATGACATGTATGCATTTAGTAGTTCTTTAAATTCCCCTGCTTCTTCAAATACCATAACTGATAAACGTTCACCTTTATAAACTTCAGGGTTACTCATTGTTCTACAGTGTATTACAGATTGAAAACCATCTACACCCCACTTACCGTCACGTCCTTTAACTTTATAACCTGACTTCATTACCTCTTCACCTTCTTTAAAAGTTGAATGTCTAAAATTTGAATGTTGATTATTAAGTCCAGCCTTTACTTTATCAAAAAAAGATGTTGCAGTAACTTGCAAACCTGCAGCTACACCAACATGATTGTATGGATAGAATGTATATTCTTGAGCTAATATACCAGAGTTCATATAAGAAAAACCTTTATCCCTAGCCTTAATAACAATCATACCTTTTTCTTCTTGCTTACAAGTATCGAATAAATCAAAGTATGCTTTATCCATATCTCTATACCAAGGTGCTATTAAAGTTTTTCTACTATTACCTTTAACACCATCACTACCAAGTATTTTATAAAAGTTAAGATAGTAGTAGTGTTTACCAGTAATCATGTCCATACCTTTAGGTTTGAACCCTTCTTTACACCTACGTACTTGCTCATCCCAGTATTCTCTGTACATAACACTTTCAGGATTTAAGTCAGGTATACCTTCATATATTAAAGGTTGGTATTTTTTTATGTTACCCATTCTTTTGTGCCTGTATAGTTTCGAGATAACTTAACTCCCTGTTACCTGCAATTTTAGTCCTTTCACCTCTTCTTTCGATAGCATCCAATAATGTCTTACGAGTGGCTAATATCTTGTCTACACCAATCATAACTTTCTGTATGTCAGCTGCATTATCAATATTTATTTTAGTATTATCTAATAAAGATGTATACTCGTTTATTTTCTCATTAAATGCAGCAAGCTGTGCATCTAAAGGGTCGTACTGTAATTCATTGTACTTGAGTATCGCGGCAGCGATTTTTTTATTTTTTACACCTTTCCATTCGTAGTTGTCAAACAAATCTTTAGACACCACTCGCATTCTTTCTGACTCTGAAAAATGTCTGTATGGTGAATCATAATCTGCAATATAAGCAACAAACATTAACCCATCGCTAGATAAACCGCTAGTTTCTAAAACAGATTTGAATTCAGGTATTCCGAATACACCATCATCCTCTACAATTCTACCCTTCTTACTTATCTTTAATAGGTACATGCTTTTCTAGTTCTGTTTTCATAATAAATATACCATGATTTACATATGGCATACTACCTTCTTGTCTTACATTAAATTCATCTAAGTATTTAAAGTCAATTGTGTCCACGCTACCGCCTTGTAATATATATTTATTATTCAGTGGCATATAGCCCATATCAATGTAATCTGAAATAATTTCGATTTCTTTTTTATCGGTCATGCTATTGACATTTACATATCCGAAAATTTTTTTGTTTGGCATAATTTCTATTACACCAAATTTACTTTTCTGCTTGTCCATAATTTCCATGATGTAAAGTTAATAAAAAAAAGGGTACAATATACTGCACCCCTTTTCTAACCAAAAAACAAACAATTATTATATTAAATCATTATTTAATCATGTTGAATAAGTCCGCCTTTCTTAAATGTTTTCTTATCAATACCTACACTAGCTAAAACTCTATTACCCATATCTTGATTAAAACCATCCATATATTTAGACTGTCTTTTTGCTGCGTATATAGAATCTACTGCTTGACTTCTTCTTTGACGTTTAGTCATACCTTTAAGAGTAGTCTTCATGTTTTCAGAGTAAGCTCCTTTTCTTTTAGAATTACCTCTTATAAGTTTCTTAGCAGCCCTTTTAGTTTGCTTAGATACTTTACGTCCACCAAAGTTTCTTAGCCTACCCATTAGTCGTGTTGTATAAACCCACCTTTATTATACA